GCGACACGCACCAAACCGGAGTAACCGCTACTGACCTGCACATATGGCAAAATGAGTCCCAACATGTCGGTGGGATAACTATGTCCACTGCATGAAAACCCCGGCCTAGCTGGGGTTTTTGTCGTTTCTGGGGCGATGTCCATTCCGCCCAACCTCATCCCTTAGCCCGAGGGGGACTCATGAAGCGCACCATTGCCCGCGCGCTGCGCAGCCTTGCGAATCGTCTCGACCCGTCGCGCGGCTGGACCGTCAAGGTCGAATATGCACATGCCGCGGCCGGGCGAAGCGCTGGTGACGAGTTCAGGCAGCGCATGCAAGCACCTGGAAACCCGTTCCTCTGATGGCCAATCAGCTCTTGGTGGATCTGCTCACCCGCACGTTCGCTTCGGGAGCCCTTCAACATCCCGGCGACGCAAACAGTCCCGCACGAGTGATTCCGATTCCCGGCTTCCGGTCGACCGGTATGCCTGATGATCAGGCGCAAGAAATGATTGGCCAGGCCGCAAAGCTCTGGGCCGAGGCCATCGAGTCGGTCATCGATGGCGAATTCGACGTACTCACCAAAGCCGATGCGGCACAGCTGCGCCAGGACGCCGCAGAAGCGCCGGACGGCACCCGAATCGTCACGCTGTACGACCGCACCGACCACCAGCGCGCCACGCCCTTGTTGGTGCTGACGGTCGGCAAGACCGACGACGTGACGATCGATACCCGTCAACTACGAAAGTTCCTAGCCCAATGAGCAATATCAAGATCACCGTCGACGGCAAGGTCCTCATGGACACCGACCCGGGTAAGTGGCGTTCCACGCCGCCGGATATCCCCGACCTTAAACGCCAATCCGGCGGGCAGGGTTGGGGCCTGGCCGTGATGGTCACTCTCGCGCAGGCGGGCACGCTGGCCGAGCTGGGCCAGCCCATTGGGGATACCACGATGACCATCACTACCCGCGCCAACGGCTGGACGCTGGATGTGGAGCAGGACGGCAGCGAGCCATCCGTCGCACCCGTCAAGGTCGCGCCAGCGCCTACTGCACCACCAGCGCACGCCGAGGCCGATGCAAGCGCTGGCCGCCAGGGGTTTACGTCGGATGCGCTGATCATGGATGAGCCCTATGTCGCCGAGGCCCGGCCGTAAGGCCAGCACCACCGATCGCGGTCTGGGCTGGAAACACCAACAGCAAGCCGAAGGGCTGTTGCGCCGTCACGTAGACGGCACCCTGTGCTGGTGGTGTGGCCTACCGATGTTCAAAGCGCCCTTGCTGGAGCGCAACTGGGACCGCAAGCAACTGGCCGCAGACCATAGTCAGGCTCGGGCATTCGGCGGACAACGCGCCGATCGCCTACTGCACGGCATCTGCAACAGCCAGCGCCAGGACGGCAGACATGACGCGCACAGACCTGCGGTGCTCGACGTTCATCCATCCGAATGGTCCGGTGCCCTTGCGTCACTGGGCATCACCACCGCGCCCGTCATCACTACCGACAACCTGGCGATGGACTGGTGACGCTCTACCTGGTGACCGGCCCGCCTGCGGCCGGCAAGTCCACATGGGTACGACAGCACGCCAAGCATGGCGACATCACGATCGACTACGACGCCATCGCTTCGGTGCTCACGCCCGCGGGCGGAGATCCACACGACCCGCCGCAGCACATCCGCTCGGTCACCAAGGCTGCACGGCTGGCCGCGATCGATACGGCGCTGACGTTCGCGGGCCAGTGCGATGTGTACCTGATCCACTCCATGCCCGGAGAGGGCTTACTCGCGCGTTACCGATCCGCTGGCGCGCAGGTCATCACGATCGATCCTGGTCAGAGCGTGGTTATGGCTCGATGCAAAGCCGAGCGACCGTGGCGCATGGCGCAGGCCGCAAAGCGATGGTACGCCGACCAGTCACACAGCAAACATCCCGACCCTGCCAGCAAACACGACGGAGGTGTGATGTCGTGGTGATCGCCAGCCGATGGACCGAAAAGCCCCTGACCAGCACCGATGCACACGCACGAAAGCGCCATAACCACAGGTCAAAGCCCCTCCCCCTGAAATTATCCAGGTGGGGGGCCTTCCTGACCCCCGGAGGCTCCCGTCAGGTTTTTTTTGAACGCGGTGAGCGATGACAGCAGCCACGAAACCGGCAAAGGCCACCGCTAACTCAGCAAAGACTTCAGCTAAGCGGGCAACGCGTCGGCAACCGGCCTCCGAGAAGACCGTCGGCCAGCGACTCATCGAAGAGTTGTCACAACCCGACGACCCCTACCCCTTACGGCTCATCATCGAGCAGGCCGGATACGCCGCCGACTACCTCGCCCGGCTCAACGCTCTACTGGACGGCGACCGCGACTGCTGGCTACAGCTCAAGATCGGCGCCAAGACCGTCGAAGTGGTGGTTAACAACGTGCTGGTGCAGCAGCGCCAGCAGGCCGAGCAGATGCGCAAGCTGATCACCGAGGTCTATCGCCAGCGCGCCGCACTGCCGGATGATCCCGATGACGACGACGTGCTCGCCGGTATCTGACCTGGCACCGCGTGAGTGGCCAGAGTTCATCGGCTTGTGGCCACGCCTGAAGGGCAGTCAGACACCACGATTCGAGTCCCGACACCCCGGCGATGAATCATGGGGCGACCGGGCGGCGCGCTTGGGATCGCGAATTGGCGTGCGCTGCATGCCCTGGCAGTGGCTCACCTTACGCGCGGTGCTCTCGCTACAGGAGCCCAACGAGTGGGGCGATCGCGTCTGGACGCACCGCGACGTGTGCATCGAGTGCCCACGTCAGAACGGCAAGACCCTGATCGTGGTGCTACGCATCATCTTCGGGATGCTGGTGCTCGGGGAGAAAATCGCCTACACCGCCCAGGAATGGGAGACGGCCAAGGACGTATTCGGCCGCTGCGTCGATGTCATCGACCGCATCCCGTCTCTCAAGAAACGCCTACGCTCCGAGCCAACTTCGGCGGGCAACCGCGGGCTGATCAAGCTCGGCAACGGCGAGGCCAAGTTCGGGCCGCGCACCGCCAAGTTCGGTCGCGGTCTTACCGAAGTGGATCTGCTGATACTCGACGAGGCCTACGACCTCACCGCGCAAGCCGAAGCGAGCTTGACCGGCGCGACCCGCGCCTCGACCAAGGCGACCGGGCCGCAGATCTGGTACGTCTCAACACCTCCGGTGGCCTCGGTACACCCCAACTGCCAGATCCTCACCGGGATGCACAACCTGGGCCACAAGCGGTCCCCGGATCTGTACTACGCCCTATATGCGGTACCCGAGGGCACCGAGCTCGGCGATATCGACGCATACCGCCTGGCGCACCCCTCCCTGGGTGTCGTCGGCGATGAGCACGAGCTCGAAGCCAAACGGCGCAAGGCCCGCACCGCCGAACAGCGGGCGATCTTCACCGCCGACTACCTCGGGATCGGCGACTACCCGCCCGACGAGGACGAGGTTGGCTCGCCGATCCCGAACTGGAGCGACATGGCGAACGCCGACGCGAAGCTCACGGGAGCCCGCACCATCGCGGTGCGGCGATCCTGGAACCGTCAGGTGTGGTCAATCAGCGCCGCGCAGATGGCCGAAGACGGCAACATCCATGTCGAGGTGGCACCGCTGCGCACCGGTACGCACTCCGAGATCGCCGAGTATCTGGTCGCCAAGGTCACCGCGTGGAATCCGGTGGCGCTGGTGATCGACCGTAAGAACACCGCGCAGGTACTTGAACCGCTGCTCATCGCCGCCGGTATCGAGCCGCTGATGATCGGCACGTCCGAGATCGCGCAGTCCTGTAGCGGTTTCCTGGCAGACGCCGATGCCGTCAAGTTGTCGCACAGCGATCAAACAGTGCTCAACGACGAGGTGGCCACCGCCAGCATGCGCGAGCTGCCGGGCGGCGATTTCGTCTGGGCCGAGGAACCCAACGGCGCAGGCATGCCGCTGATGAACGTGTCCATGGCGCACTGGGCCCTTCGCAAGTACGGAACCAAGGCGCCCGCCAAGACCGTCAGCGCCCGCACCGGGGCCGCACGAGAGCACCAAACACACCGGCATAGCGCCGATTTCGACGCGATGAGCGCCGCATTCTGAGAAAGGGGGCGAGCATGGCCGATCAGCAGGCACCGAAGAAGACCGCCGCCCCGCGTACCGAACAGGGGTACGTGCTCAGCTCGGCCGGCGCGACCGGCTGGGGTGGACCTATCGATCAGTTCGAGCAGACTGCCGACCTGATTTGGCCGCTGTCGGTGTGGACCTACACGCGCATGGTCCGCGAGGACGCCCGAATCTCGTCGGTGCTGCGGGCAATTGGGCTGCCCATTCGCCGCACCGCGTGGCGTATCCGGCAGAACGGCGCCAGCGATGAGGTCACCGAATTCATCGCCCGCAATCTGGGTCTGCCCATCGAGGGTGCCGCCGACGAGGACGAACCCCAGGCGCGGTCCCGTGGCCGGTTCTCCTGGGACAAACACTTGCAGCAGGCCCTTATGGCATTGCGGTACGGGCACTCGGTATTTGAGCAGGTCTACCGTCTCGAAGGCGAGGGCGCCAACGTACGCGCCGTGCTGCGCAAGCTCGCCCCGCGTCCCCAGGTGACCATCGCCAAGTGGAACGTCGACCGCGACGGCGGTCTGATCTCGATCGAGCAACACCCCTCCAGCGGGTTCACCATGACATCGAGCGGAGTGGCGATACCCGCTGGCGGGCCGCTGGATTCGACCATTCCCATCAACCGGCTGGTCGTGTATGCGTACGAGCCCGATCCGGGTGTGTGGATCGGCAACAGCCTGCTGCGGCCTGCCTACAAGCACTGGAAGCTCAAAGACGAGCTGATGCGCATCGAGGCCGCCGCAGCACGCCGCCATGGCATCGGCGTCCCGTGGATCAAGGGCAACGAGAACGACTCTCAGGACGAAGAGCGCATGGACGCGCTGCTCGATGTCGCCTCTAAGTACAGCGGTGGCGAGTCGTCCGGCCTGGCCCTGGCTGAGGGCCAAGAGGCCGGGATCATGTCGCCATCGGGCACCCCGATGGACCCGCGCCGTGCGATCGAGTACCACGACCACCAGATGGCCCTGGTTGCGTTGGCGCACTTCCTGAACCTGGACGGTAAGGGCGGCTCGTACGCGCTGGCCAGTGTGCAAGCCGACACGTTCGTGCAGTCGGTCCAGACGGTCGCCGAAGACATCCGCAACACCGCACAGGCCCATGTCGTCGAGGATCTGGTCGACCTCAATTTCGGCGAGGACGAACCGGCGCCGCTGCTGGTGTTCGATGAGATCGGTTCGCGCCAGGACGCTACCGCCGCGGCGCTGCAAATGCTGGTCAACGCAGGACTGTTGACACCCGATGCCCGTCTTGAGGCCTTCATTCGCTCGGCTACCGGCCTGCCTGGGCCCGACCCCAACGCGCCCGAGGGCCAACCCGAGCCCGCCGGTGAATCCGCCGCCGCGCCCCGCAATAGCGGAGGGCCGGTGCGTGTGCGCACCCATACCCGAGCGCGCCCCGGTGGCGCCAGCACGGCCACGAGGAACGGAGACCCGACGCTGTGGTGACCAAGAATCTCAAGGCGGGCCAACGGCCCCCGTGGTACAGCATCCGCAACGCGGCCAAGACCGATGACGGCCCGGCCGAGCTGCTGATCTACGACGAAATCGATTCGTGGTACGGCATTTCCGCCGAACAGTTCGCCCGGGATCTGGCCGCGATCGACAACGATGCCATCACAGTGCGCATCAACAGCCCCGGCGGCTCGGTGTTCGACGGCATCGCCATTCTCAACGCGCTACGTGATCACCCCGCCACGGTGACCGTCGTGGTTGACAGCCTCGCGGCCTCGATCGCCTCGGTGATCGCGATGGCGGGCGATGAGATCGTGATGAACCGCAACAGCCAGATGATGGTGCACAACGCGTGGGCGGTGTGCGTCGGAGATGCCCGCGATATGGAGAAGAGCGCGGCGCGACTGGCCCAGCACAACACCAACATTGCGCAGATCTACGCCGACCGGGCAGGGGGCACTGTCGAGGACTGGCTCGACGTGATGGCCGAGGAAACCTGGCTGCTCGCAGATGAAGCGGTCGAGGCCGGTTTGGCCGATCGTGTCGTCGAGCTACCCGAGCCTGACTCCAAGTCGGCTGCCGCGCGTGCATCGGTGTTCGATCTGTCGGCGTTCCGCTATGCCGGGCGCCAGTCCGCGCCTGCGCCACGAATTCCACTGGTGCACAACAAGACCCCTCGGCCCGAGAAGGGCGAGGTCAACAGAGGAAAGGAGCCCATTGTGGCAACCCTGAATGAGGGCCTCGCCAAGCTGCTCGGTATCGATGCCGACGCCGACGACGAGACCATTTTGTCTGCTGCCGCCGAAGCGCTCGAAGAGCGTGCTGACGACGGCCAGGAGAGTGACGAAACCCCGCCCGCTGCACCGACTTTGGAGCAGGCGACCGCGCTGGTCGCGAAGGCGGGCCTGACGGTGGTCGAGCGGGCCCAGTACGAGGCCACCGTCGCGGCCGCGCAGGCGGGCGCCGAGGCGCGCGCACAGCAGTTGCGCGAGGGTGACGAGCGTGTGGTCGATCAGGCCATCGCTGACGGCAAGGTCGCCCCGGCGCGTCGCGAGCACCACTTGCAGGCGCTCGCCGCCGACCGCGAGGGCCACACCGCCGTGCTGGCCGCGCTGGCACCCGGGCTGATCCCTCTCGCCGAGACGGGGCATTCGACGCAGCCCGCAGACGGTCCGGTGCCCAATGACCTGAGCTGGTTTGACTCCGCGCCCACCGCGCCGAGTTCGGAAGGGAAGGAATAGATCATGACCAACGAGAACGTGGGCGTCTACGAGCCCGGCCGCGATATCACCGGCCGCGCCACAGCTGCCGTCACCGGTAAGCGGTTCCTCAAGATCAGCGGCAACCGCACCGCCACCGGCAACATCGCCGTGGCGCCTGCTGATGCGGCGGGCCGGGTGTGCGGCGTCTCCAAGTACGACGCGGCCAGCGGCGACATTGTTGGTGTGGCGCGGGGCAATTCGCGTGTCACCTACGTGACCGCCGACGGCGCGCTCGCCGCATTCGATGAGGTCGAGGTCGGCACGGCCGGCAAGGCCAAGAAGTTCGCCAGCGGCGTCGCCGTTGGCTACGCACTGTCCGCGGCCACCGATGGCGCCGACGCCGAGATCAGCCTCTACTAGGAAAGGGCTACCCACCATGACAACATCTCCCGTCGCGTACCCGCTGGGTGCGCCGGTCATCAATGACAACAAGATCTCGGTCGACCTGGCATATAAGCAGCCCGGCCGGATCACCAAGCGGCTCTCGGACCTGACGCTGCAGAAGTTCATTGCCCCGGAACTGTTTTCGTCCTCGGGGGCGAGCACCACCGCCGGGGCGATCATCTACGACGTGATCCGCATCAACGAGCTGTACACCAAGAACGATGTGGAACAGCGCGGCCCGTCCGATGAGTACACGATCGTGCAGGGTGAGCGCACGCAGCCCGAGGTCGCCAAGTCCGAGGACTGGGGTGGCAAGTTCTGGATGTCCGATGAGGCGATCCGGCGCAACGACCGCGCCCAGATGGACCGCCTGACCACACAGCTGGCGAACACGCTGGTGCGCAAGATCAATCAGCGCACCGTGGCCGTGCTGGAGGCCGTTATCGCCAGTCTCGGCGGCGCGGGTGTCATCCCCGGACACGACTGGGGCAACGTCACCCTGACCGGCAACAACCCGACCCCGAACAACGCCCGGCCATTCGCCGACATCATCGCCGCGCAGCTGGCCGCCGATGTCGAGGAATTGGGCTACGTCTACAACGTGTGGGTCGTCAACCCCGTGCAGTACGCGGACCTGCGCATCGCCTACGGACCGGACTTGCCGCAGATCCTGGCCGACGCCGATATCTCGATGTTCCGGTCCAACCGCGTCGCCAATGGCAGCGCCTACGCGGGTGTACGCGGCGGTGTCGGGTTCCTGGACTACGAGCAGATGCTCTCGACCGAGACCTGGCGCGAGCCCAAGACCAAGCAGAACTGGGTCCAGTCTTCGGTGCTGCCGATCATGGGCGTCACTGACCCGTACGCGGTCAAGAAGGTGACCGGATTGAAGGGCGCCCCGTAATGCCCGAGGTCACAGAACATCGGGTGACTGCGGCGACATGGGAATACCTCACGCCCGCAGGCACTCGGCGGCGCGCGTTTTTCGGCGAGCTCGTCACGCTCACCGACGAAGAGGTCCAGCGCGGCCTCGCCGTCGGTGCACTCGGCGCCCAGCTGCCGGCCGAATCGACCGATCCCGAAAGCGACTCGGCCGAGGCGGATGCCACCGATGACGGCGACACCGACAGCGGCGACGGTGGGGATGGCGATCCCAGCTCCACCGCAGGCGATTCCGGTAGCCCGAGCCAGACCACCGGTACCGAAGGTGATGCGCCCCGTAAGAAGCCGCTCAAGGCCGCGACCAAGGCCGTCCTGGTCGACTGGCTGATGGCCAACGGCACGTATGACCGTGACGAGCTGGAGGCACAGGAGAAGGACGACCTGTGGGCGCTGATCGAGGCCACGGACTAGTTTCGTGACCGACTTCCTTGACGTAGAGGCGTTCGCCGCCAGGTTCCGGCCGCTGTCGGCAGCTGAGAAACTGGTGGCGGCGCCTCTACTGACGGTCGTCTCCGATTGGATACGCGACAAGAAACCGGCCATTGCCGACGATGATCCGGCGGCCAAGGTGGTCACATTCGAGGTCACCCGAGACGCGCTGATGTATGGCGAGTTCGGCCCGGTCTCATCGTTCACCAAGACGGTGGGTCATCGCACCAAACAGGCTGCGATCGATCGTGAAGCCGTCGAGAAGTTCATCGCACGCCGCCACTACCGCATGCTCGGCCTGGCGCTACAGGCCAAGGCGCGCGGCCACTTCCCCAGGGGTGACTACTGATGGACACCCTGGGCGGGCAGCGGGTCGCGATCGTGTGGGATGTGCCGGTGCTCGACGGGCAGGGCGACCCGATCTTGGACGAGTACCGCAAGCCGCAAGTCACCGAACGCGTTGTGTGGGTCGATAACTGCCTGTTCGAGGTGCAGTCGACGGCCGAGGACAACCAGGCCATCACCACCACAACCACTGAGCAATCGTGGGCGTTCCTGCCGGTCATCGATGGTCACATACCTGCTGTTGACGGCAGTGGTGCCGCCGCGCCGGTCGCGGTCGCCGACATCCGATCGGCGCACCGGATTCGCCACCTGGACCGCGATCACAGCATGGTCGGTGACGCGGTGCTCGAATTCGACCTCGACGGCCGCGAAGATCATGTGTTCTGTACCTGCCAGCGCAGGGTCGGCTGATGGCCGCAGATCGCAGACCCAACCCACTGGTCGCGTTGGGTGTGCCGCAGTCCGAGATCGACAAGGCGATCCACATCTCGGCGCAAGCCAAAGCCGAGAAGGCGCGCGTCGGCAAGGAGATGGCCGCACACGCCAAGTCCATCTCGCCGGTCGATCACGGCGACTACGGCGCGGCGTGGAAAGTGCAGCAGGGCAAGGGCCGTGACGATGACACCAAGGTCATCAACGACAACTTCAAAGCCCACTGGATCGAGGACGGCACCGGGGGCACCAGCCCGACACCGGAGTTCGCCGTCGCGGCCCGCACCGCCATCGCGTTCGGCGGCACCGCCGCCGATGTCATCAACAGGCCCGACTGATGACCGTCGCGCTGCATGAGCAGATGCCCCCCAACGCGATCGTGATGATGCTCGCCCACCTCGCACCGCTGGGCCCCTGCGACATCGAACGCAAGCCCGACGATCCGCTGCCGTTCCGCCAAGTCAACATGATTGACGGCACCTACGACGCAAACCTGTTCTACTGCACCGCTGTCCTGTCGATCCACACCTTCGGCAAGACGATCACCGAGGCGCAGCGCGAGGGCATCAAGACCGATCAGCGGATCATGCGGCTCGGCGACGAGATCGTCGATGTGCCCATGCCCGATGGCACGGCCGCCAACGTCGACTACATCGACTTTCAGCAGCTCTCCACGCTGCGCGAATACAAGGCCGACAACGCCTTTCGCTTCAAGGCGATCTGCGAGCTCGGCCTGTCGTTCAACTGATCGTCGCGGTCCCCTGATCGCGTCGCGGCATCCGCCGCACCTCAATCGCCGGAACCCTTTCCGGTTCATCACCCATGGAAGGAGCGTCACATGACGCAACCCGAAACCGGCGCTGACTGGAGCGTCGGCGGATTCACCGACACCGATAGCCGTTTCGCTATCCGAGGCCCGCTCGTTGCCGTATTAGCGCGCGACTATCGCGGCGCGGCCACTGATATCAGCCCGCATCTCTTCAACCCGCTGGCCAAGGATGGCAAGCTGCGCGCGGACCTGTTCGCCCGCCGCAAGGTCGGCGGGTACTGGGTCAACAACCCCGAGCCCAACCAGGGGTGGCTGTTCCTCGGCGCCAACACCAAGACTGGCGGCCCCGAGCGTGAGCCGAACATTGATGTCAGCCCGCTGGAGATCTTGCAGTCGAATTACCCGATCGAGAAGGACATCACCAAGATCGAAAAGACGGTGAAGTTCACCCCGATCGAGACCTTGAACCCTGTCGTCAAGGCCCTGCGCAATAACGTTCCGCTGCAGGATGAGGACGGCAACCTGCTCGTGGCAGAACCGGGCCAAGGCGACTATTTCGTGGGCACCCCGCTGGAAGCCGATTTCGTTCCCCGCCAGCTGCTTTTGGTGCGCGCACGGTCCCGGGCCGGCGGCAAGCTGTACACCGTCGAACCCATCCCCCTGTGCAAGCTGACCAAGATCGGCGCGGCCAAGATGGACACGGAAGACGCCGACGCCAACGAGCTGGAGTTCTCGCTCGAACCTGACCCGTTCTTCCTGATCCCCGATCCGCGCAACCCGGGCATCCTGATTCCCGGCCTGGACGGCGAATGGGTCGGCGGCAAGGGCTGGACCACGATTCAGGGCGCCCCCAAGGTGTCGAACACCCCGCCGACGGTCACCCCCGGTGCCGCCGGTAAGGCCTCGATCGTATTCGCCGACCCCACGGGCGCTGGCGATCCGTTCACCTTCGCCGCCGAAAGCACCGTCGATGACGGGACCACCTGGCTGCCCGCCGAGCTCGATGGGCCCGCGGTCTCGTCCGGTGGCAACACCACGGTCAAGGTCAAGACGGTGGCAGCCGGTGCAACCAAGTTCCGCGTGAAGGTGACCGGCACCAACGGCGCTTCGGTCTACACCCCGAAGTCTGCCGCCGCGACCATCGCCTGATGAACCCTCACCTGGCGGGCGTCGGGCTGCGCCCGCCAGGTGAGCCCCACCCCCATTCCAGCCCGAAACCCCAAGCCCACCAGCCCGAAAGGAACAATCATGAGCTCCGAAGACACCAAGGACGTTCTACACCCCGTCGACCCCAGAAAGGCACGCGAGCAGGCCGCCGATCACCTCGGATTCATGGCAGGTGTGCCCTTTGATCTCGGCGACGGCGAGATGTGGGAGCTTCCCAACCCGGCGTTTCTCGATACCGAGCAGCGCAAGCGGTACCGCGACTACCAGCGGGACATGAAAGCCCTCGACAAGGAAACCGTCGATCATCCTTTCATCGACGGCAAGACCATCGAGCAGAACGTCTATCCGTATCTCAAGGACGGCAAGGATTACGACCCTGACGAGCAGCTGTGCATCGCACTCATGGGTGAGGACATCTACGCCAAGTTCCTCGCCGCGGGCGGTGTTCCCGGCCAGATCGATACGCACTGGAAGGTGATGCAGCGCCAGCTGGAGGAGCGGACAAAGATCGACTCCAAAAGTAATTGAGGCAGTAGCGCTGTGGTGCCGTTGGCCCAATGCGATCGAGGCTGATCTTCGTTTTCGCGGTGTGCGCATCGCTGATTGGCACCAGGGCACCCGCGATGAGCGCGGCGCCCTGGTGCTTTCCAGCCGCCAACTACTGTCGCTGATCCACCAGCTGCCCGAAGACTCAGAGTTCAAAACCCATGCGCCGCCGCCGTTTGGGCGCGACGGCGACTGGACGGTCATGCAGAAGATTGCCGCTGAGACACACAACGAGCTCGCGGCATACCGGGCCAGCCAGTACGCGGGCACCCCGCACGAATACATGTACACCAAGTACTCATCGCCGCTGGATTCTCGCAGACAGCACGAACTTGACTCCGCTGAAAACGAATTCATCGAGTCGGCGCGAGAAGAGTTGCTAGATGACGTGTTTGGCGACCAATGATCAGGAGGTGAACCATGTCCGTGCAGATACCCATCGGTGCCGCCGCTGATCATCGGTCGTGGAAGCGGGTCGCCGATGACGCCACCCGCACGTTCGGCAACGCGGGTAAGGATGCCGGCCGCGATTTCGCCAACGCGCTGGCGGGTAGCTCCAAGGATGTCGAGAAGTCCCTTAAGCGCATGGGCGACAGGGCTTCTGATGCCTACGACAAGGCAGCATCGGCCGTCGGGAAACTCAAGTCTGAGGAATCCGAACTACAGCGGCTACGCGACCGCGACGCCGACGGCGCACGGATCATCCGCCAGACCGAGAAAGTCAACGACGCGCGGCGCGCCGAGGCTCGTGCTGTCCGGGACGCAACGCGGGCATACCGCGAGTATCAAGAAGCTGCCGACGAGGCGAGCCGACGCAACAACACCAACCTTGTTGACGGCATGCGCGCCCAGGCTGGCCAGGCCGCCCAGCTCGGCCGCGACATGGGCAATGGGTTCTCAGGCGGATTCACCCACGGGGTGAGCAGCGCGGCCTCGATCGCCCGACTCGGCACCGCTGGCGGGCCAATCGGCGCGGCCCTGTTGGGTTTGACCGCCGTAGGCATCCTCGTCGGAAGTCGGCTCTCCAACGCCATTGCCGAAGGTATGGCCACCACGGCCACCACCAAGTTGTTCCAGGGCCGCATGGGTCTGGATGACACCTCGATGGGCAATTACGCCAAGGCTGCCGGTCAGTCCTACGCCAACAACTTCGGCGCCTCTGTAGCGGACAACCTCAGCGTCGCTCAAGCGGCCCTGCGCAACAACCTGATCAAGCCCAACTCGCCCGATGACGAAATTCAGTACACGATTCAGCAGCTCCAAGGTGTGGCGCAGGTCGTCGAGAAGACCCCGCAAGAGCTCGCGCACTCCGCGACCCAACTCATGCGGACCGGCCTTGCCAATAGCGTCACCGAAGCGCTCGACATCATCACCGCGGGCTCACAGAAGGGCCTGGACGTAACCGGCGACTGGCTCGACTCTATCGGCGAGTACTCCACGCAATTCCGCAAGCTCGGCCTGACCGGCAGCGAGACAATGACGCTGCTCAAGCAAGGCATCGAGGGCGGTGCCCGCGACACCGACAAGGTGGCCGACTCCCTCAAGGAATTCAGCATCCGCGCGGTCGACGGCAGCAAGTCGACCAAGGAAGGTTTCGAGGCGCTGGGGTTCAACGCCGACGAGATGGGACGGCGCTTCTCCGCAGGCGGCGAGCAAGCACACCAAGCATTTGCAGCGGTGCTCACCGGGCTACGCAATCTAGATGACCCGGTTCAGCAAGCCCTTGTGTGGCAACGCCTTTTCGGCACGCAGTGGGAGGACATGGGCGATGCTGTCAACAAACTCGACCTCGACCCGGCTAAAAACCAGTTCAAGGATCTGCAAGACACCTCGCAGCGATCGACTAAGACCGCGACGGAGACGTTCAAGTCCGAATGGGAAAGCGCAACCAAGACGGTCGATCAGTGGTTCACCGACCTGAAGACCAGTATCTCGGATTGGTTTGTGGATCTGCCTGTCATCAGGGACATCCCGACGATGATCAAGGATCTGTTCAGTTCCTCGCCGCCACCGCCGCAATACGCTGCACCGCTCGGCGGTACGCATCCCGGTACCGACATCCTGGCCAACACCCTTCCCGGTGCGCCGGGCGCGGGCTCAACCGTCCTGCCTCCGGCGCCCGGCGACAACTCAGCACGGACACTGCTCGGCAGCGCGCTCGCCCCTGGGACCGCCCTGCCCCCGCCGGATGCCCAGCGCGGCAATGCTGTCGATAACGGTCCGCAGGCAGGCGACAGGAAGCCGATCGCGCCGGCCGGGGACGACGACAAGACCAAGGCCCCGATCGATCCGAGTCTTTGGTCGGTGGAGTCAAAGCCCGTTGCCATGCCGCCAGGATTGGCCACGGCGCCCACCGCAGCGCCCGGGGTGCTCGTTTCGTCTCCCAAGGGCGGGCCCGGTCTCGGTCGCTACGAGGTCGACCCCATGCGGGTGTATGACGCTGAGTCGTCGGCGATCCGGGCCAAGAACTCTCTGGAGCAAGACCGCATTGCGTTGATCCGGCTGGAGCAGCAGGGTAACGCCGATCAGGACGCACTACTGCGAGCGCGCAACCAGGTTGCCGACGCCGAACGCTCGTACGTTTCGGCGCAGATGAAACTGGCTGAGGCGCAGCAAGGTACGTGGAAGAAGCTGGAGAGCTCTACGCAGGGCCTCGCCGACGGCATGGGCCAGATCGGTGCCGCACTAGACAAGGATTTCGGGATCTCCAAGGGCCTGCCGGGGCTGGCCGAGAATCTGACCAAGTTCCTGGCCAATATGGCGGCGGCCCCGATCCTTGGCCAGCTCGGCGCGGTCAGCCAACTCAACCCGTCCAAGGGCGGATACGGCGCTATGGGCATCCTGGCCGCCCAGGGCGTGTTTGGGCCGCAGTACACAGGTGTTGCCCAGGACGTTGCCATGGCGGGCATCGGGCCGATGGCGCTGCAACAGGGTGTAAATCCCAACCTCGCCGCGATGTATGCATTGGCCGCGCGTGGCGGAAAGTACGCTCCGGCATCTGATCTGCAGAACGGGCTGGCCGACTGCTCGGGTGCCGTCTCGGATTTGGTGGAGGTGCTGCGCGACGGGAAGTCCTCACCGGCACGGCTGTTCGATACCACTGCGTTCGCCACCGATGCCAGCGCTGCCAAGCTCGGTTTCCTGCCCGGATATCAGCCGGGGGCCTTCAATGTCGGTGTGAATCCCCTGCCGGGGCAGCAGGGCCACATGGCCGCGACGCTGCCCAACGGCATGAATTTCGAATCTGGTGGAGGACACGGCCCGATGCTGGGAGGCTCGGCGGCCGGTGCCCTCGATAAGCAGTTCCCCAAGCAGTACTACATGCCCCTTGGTTCGGGCACGTCGAGCGCACCGTCGCCGCAGCCGATCGGGCCCACGGTCGATTATCGGGCGCTCTACCCCAAGACGGCCGGTCCTGGCTTAGCGGTCACCGATCCGGTGATGAGCGATCCGACGTTGACCAATCCTGCCCTGACAGCGGGTATTCCGGCCGCTGGCGGCGGGTGGGGTGGGGCTACCGGGCCTGCGCAGGCGTGGAGCCCGTCATCGACGCGCATTGGTGGTGTGGAACCGGCGACCGGTTCGGGTGCAGGCGGGGTCGGTATCACTCCCGGCGGCACCATCGATACCGCGATCGGGATGGCCGCCTCGGCGGCCGACATCTTCGCCCCAGGTGCCGGGCAGGCAGCGCAGACCGGAATCAAGCTGGCCAACAGGGCGATTCAGTTCGGTGCACAGGCCGCAGGTATCGGGGTGCAGGGCTTGATGGATACGGTGCTGCCGACCGCGGGCTCGGAGCTGGCCAACAAGAGCTGGCTGACCAAGATCCTCGGTGGTGTCGCTGGTGCTGCCCCGGCGATCCCGAACGTGGCCGGCAAGGCGACCGCGCCACCAAACCCCAATCAGGGCGACCCGAACGCCCAAGGCGGCCCAGTCAAGGCGGGCGACACAAACATCCACGTCACCAACAACCGCGCCACCGAGGACGGCACCGGCCGCGATATCGCATTCCATCAGCAAGCCCGCAACTCCGGGCCGGGGATGTGACCGTGACGATCCGCTATCCGGCCAACCCCGTCACACCCCATGGCTGGTATCACCTCGTCAACGGCGAAAAGCCCATGATGCGCCTGACCGCCTTTGACGGGTCGGTCGAGATGTTCATGATCGGCGGATACGCGATTCCCGACCCGTACACGGCGCCAGAAGCCGTGCATTTGATCGACCTCGAAGGCCTCATCGCGCCATGGAAGCACGTCACCCAGAAGGGTGCGACCGAGGATGGCGTTCACCATATCGACGCGTTTTTGGATCCGGTCGAGGTCAAGCTCACGGTCAAGTGCCGGGGCCGCAACGCCGCGCGCACGCGCCGGGTCTATCGGCATCTGATCGATTCGCTGGACGCCATCAAGTGTTCCCGGCTGGACTTTTTCGATCACGATGCCGGGTACTGGTGGGCCGACGTGCGCTGGTTCCAAGGCGGGCAACCCGATCCGGTTTCGGCTATGCGCAAGGGCACCTCGCAGAAAGCCACGTTGCGGCTACAGGCCGACACCGGCACCTGGAAGTCGTTCGACCACGCGGACTCCTTCGCGTTCACCTACGACGCGATTACCGACACCTTCGCGACCGATCATCGCCAAACCAAGGATCTCGGCGCGGTTCCGCAGCGCTACAGCGGCCCCGGCGGCGGGTTCTGCACGTCCTACAACGACCAAATGCGTTGGTGGGACGACCCCGAACACGGGTTTGGCACCCAATGGCGCCGGGTCATCAACGGGCCCTGGCCCGATTTCGCCACCGATACCGATAACCAGGTCGTCTCCCAGGTGCACGGGGGATTTCAGGAGTGGTCGGTGCCCGACTCGGGCCGAAACATCCTGGGCGCGCGCATGAACCGCAATCCTGACGGCAGCTGGGCGGGCGACGGGGTGTTCGTCGAGTACGGCGCCGGATACCTGCGCCTGTACTACACGATCAACTTCGTTGAGACCACCTTGCGCAGCTGGCCGCTGGCCATCCCCATCGGGCCGCTGCCGGGCGAGAAGTTCACACTGGTGTGCGGCACCGAGGATCACCCGCGCACGTTCCGCGTGCTGCGCAACGACATGGAGATCTTGTCGGTCACCGAAACCGGCACGGGCTCGCCTCTGGGGGCAGCGCATCGGGGCGTCGGCAACGGCATGTTCGCTGCCGGTGCGGTGATCAGCCAGGCAACGCCGTCCGCTATCCGCAAGCTGGCCGCGGGCGATAACGCTGCCGTGGCGCAAACCGGGTTCCTCAAGCGCATCAACATCGGTGATCAGGACATGTACGACGACTACGTGCTGTTCGGGCCGTTCACCAAGGTCAAAATCTACGACGGGCCCGGCTCGGACCAATATGTCGAATTCGGGCCGCTGCTACCCAATCAGGTGGTGTTTTTGCGCACCGATCCGCGCGTGCACACCACCTTGGTGAAAGACCTAACCTCGGTGCCGCCCTCACCGCAGGAACTCGATTTGTTCCAGGAGGCGATCGAGAAGTTCATGAGCTTTGCGGGCATGAACGGTACGGCGTTCGCCGATCAGATCAAGTCGCAGTTCGGCATCACCCCGCCGCAAGGCCCGCTGTACAAGTACCTCAAGGGCCGCTTCTCCAAGAACGCGGCGATACCACCGAAATCACCGGGCAATCCCGCGCAGCCGTATTTCGTGAAGGTCTCGATCGAGGGCGGCAACGCCGACTCCAAGATCATCGCCTCGGGCACGCCGCGACGGAGATACCCGCTCTAATGCGCAATGCGTTGCGCCCCTGCGATCCAGGGGCCATCTCGTGATGCCCATATCCGATGAGCAGCGCTGGGAGGCCGCCAAGCGCTCGGGCGATATCGCGCGGATCGCCACCACCGCCCGCGCCCTGACCGAGAAAAACTCGAAGGTCGACACCAGCTATCGGTTCACCGTCTGCGACAAGATGTGGACCCCGATGGCCTCGGTGGGCTCTGACCTGATGGAGGGTTCGGGCGCCCGGCCGCGCAACGACTGCCCCACCGGAAAGCTGATGCTCAAGGGCAGCTCGCCACTGATCCAGATGTTCATGGACTGCCGCAACACCCTGGTCGGGGTCGAGATGGAGACCGCCGGCAGCCGACAGAACTTCTACACCAAGGTTCACCGCTACCGCTACGAAAAGGGCGCGTGGACAGGCAATGTCGAGATGCGCGGCATTTGGGACATCCTGAACTACTACGTGATCTGGCCGACGTGGTGGCTTCCCCTTGCCGCCCAGCCCATTTCGCACGCAATCTTCATCTGGGCGCTACAGACCTGCGTGGAGAACATGGTCGCCGAATGCGCGCTGCGCATCCAGTCCGGGTGGCTGGAGTTCGTCAACAACGGCCTGTCACTCAACGGCGACATCCGGGCATGGATGGGCACCATCTTGCAAGCCCTCAAGCGCGACAAGCTCTCGGTGCAGACCTTCGGCAAGATGCTGCGCACCCCCACCTATGTGCAGCGCACCAACCCGTTCCTGGACACATCGCCCATGTGCGCCAAGACCGTTCGCATGGAAACCTGCGGAACGGTCATCAAGGATGTCACCCGCGCCTACGGTGTGGACACCCGCATGGACCTGTGGCGCCCGGGTGACCCGCAACCGGACAAGTGGGCCAACCTCGATTCGCCCACCTACGTGTTTTCCACCCGGGACCGCCAGCAGATCTCGGGGCCCACCAAAACCGTTGCCGATTCGGTGATCAAGACGGTGATCGACCTCGGCGGATCACTCGGTGACATCTTCAAGCCAGTCATCCAGCAGGTACCCGGTATGAACGGGGTGTTCTACGCCCCCAAGCTCGGTGTCGATTTCGAGCAGCCCTACGCCTACGTCGTCGCCCCCGAAGAGGGCGAGGACTCCAACATCATCAACTGCGAAATCGCCGACCACACCCCCGAGGGCTGGCAACACATCATCGGCGGCCGTTCTCCAAAGTGGTTGAACGACTTAATGAATGCCACCTTCGCATGGTTGATCGATTCGCTGATGATCGTGGTCGGGTTCTCCGGCATCCCGTCGGATCTGCTCTCGGGATTCCTGAACAACAGCTTCCTGGCGTTCCAGATGGTCCAGGTGTACCAGGTCCGCGACGAGGTGGGCCCTTTTCATCCGGCGATCGAGCGGTTCTACCCGACCGCCAGCGCCCCGTACAACATCGAAACCATGTTCGCGTTCATCAACGCGATTTTCGATGCCCAAGGTGCTACCACGGCGCAGGTCACTTTCCGCAACGGTGACCAATATGCCTTGGGCCGAGACATTTTCGAGGGCGGCCTGATGTCGCTGGTGTATCACCGCCGAACCAAGATGATCACCGACTACATCGAAAACACCATGTGGCGCATCACCCCCACCGAGCAGACCACCTTGGTGCAGCTCGGTGACGGCCGCCGCGACGAGGCCCCCTTGGGCAGGATTCAACGCTTCATCACTGGCGCATTCGAAGCCATCAACGTCATCACACTGGCCCCCCAGTCCTAACCGGAGGTAACCCACATGGCTTGGCCTATCGTCGATTTCAACGGCGCACGCTACTACCAGGGACAGGGCTACACCCTGGTCCCGGTCGACGGCACCGGGGTGGCGCACGTGCTGCTGCGCGAAGACGGCGGAATCATGGGAGGGGTGTCCGGGGTCGAGCAGGGCCCGCCCGGAAAGCACGCCGAGTTCGACGAGAAGATCGACCTGACACCACTGGCCCCCGAAGACGCGACACCCGATTCAGCATTTTTCGAACTCATTACTCCCCCAACGGACAACACGCCCGGCAGGTGGAAGATGCACCTGGCGCTACACACCGGCAAGACCGGTAAAGACGGCGCGACACGCTGGAATCCGCTGGACCTGTCGACTAATCCCAAGGCGGGGTGGATTCCGGCCGTCAAAACCGACCTGCTCGGTTTTGAGCTTGTGCCGCAAAAGGTTGCCGAGGTGTTCTACCCGGGCGAGATCAAGAACATCGGTACGGGCAACGCGAACGGGACTATGGCCGCGATCGACATCCCTCCCCGCCCGTGGCCTCGGCGTATCCGCGCGCAAGGCCAAACGGTCGTTACCGGCGAAGCGGCCGACGTGCGCGTGAATCTGCTGGCCCGGATCAACGGCGAGGCCAACGGCAACATCGTGGGCCGCTGCGTGGGCATCGCCCAGACTGATCGGCTGGCGTTCTCACCGGGCAAGCCCATCGGCCCCGGCAGCACCACCGACGACTACGACACCATTCCCGCTGGCACCTCGGCCACCGTACACATCCGGTGCGAGCGCCAAACTGGCACATCGACGTACACCGCCACCGCCGCGATGTCGCACTTCAACATAGAGGCCTGGCCGCTGTGAGCGACAACCTGCCCGAGATCCCCGATTGGGCAAGAGATGTCCCCTCGGCCCCGGTACACCGCGAGCAGGGTGGCGGTCTCACGAGGCCGTTCACAGCCCAAGAGCTCCAGGAGTTCGGCAAGGGGTTCATTGAGCAGTTCCTCGGTCGCGTGGTGCTCGCGGTCATGGGGCACCTCATTCCCGGTGTGGGTTCGTTTGATCAGCTGCGCGAGTGGGCCAAAGACAAACCTGGTCTCGGCGATCTGGTCGAGCTGCTGACCGGGATCGAGGACGGCGACGAAAATGATTTAGGGACATGGGCCCTCGGTATCCGCAACGCCCTGGCTGGCATCGATCTGGCCCACCCCGAATCGATCCTGACTGCTATCGCCAAGGTGGCGGGCCAGTTCCTCAAGGGCGTTATACCGGCGTCGTGGGTGGCTGATGTGGCCCACGACCTACTGGGCGGCGCTGGCGGATTCACCGACCCGAAGATGGTCGAGGACAACCCGTACTGGCGATTCGACGCCGCCCAGAACGGGCACCTGTCGGGCAAGTCGATCTACCTCAACGCCGATGGCCAGCTGCATGCGATCAGCATCAAAGACCCGTTCAACGTAGCTGCCGGCCAGGCGGTGGACATCTCCGCATCGGCGATGTGGCAAGGCGTCTCGGCTGCAGCGGGGTCCAATCCGATCCGGTTGTGCATCACCCCGTTTGCCACCGATGGCACCAAGCTCCCCGATATCGTCATCAAGAAAATTCAGCCCGTGGCCGCGGATTCGTCCTGGATACGTGCCAGCCTGACTGGCTCGTGGACGGTGCCGACCGACGGATCGGTCAAGTCCGCGACAGTGACCCTGGTGGTCACCGAGGGCGCCAGCGGCGGCCGCATCCACTTCTCTAACGTCACCTCGGTCATGTCGAACCTCGGGCCGCTGCTCGGCAAGTGGAGATCGTTCTTTGACACCCTTGGCGGCAAAGCCAATTCGGACATCGACGATTTCGAGCAGCGATTCGCCGCGATCACCGCCGACGGCAAGATCACCGCCGAGGAAATCATCGGGCTACTCGGGTTGGGCAATATCCCGAAGCTGCCCCCGGCCAAGGTGCACAGCCCGATCGGCAGCACCGACATCGGAGAAGACCTCAAGGACACGTGGAACAACTTATGGAACGCGGTATTTGGGGACGGATCTAGCGGCAGGGGTCCTGTCGATGTTTCCACCGCGACCGCTGCCCTCAAGAAGAAGGCCGATGACGCGTACGCGGCCGCGGTGTACGCCACCGACGTTGTGAACCTGCCACGACTGACCCCTCGCTGGATGTCCACAGGCATCAACGACGATGTGTCGTTCCCCATCATCAATGCACAGTCGACATTCGTGCCGGCCGACCAAAAGCTGGTGTTCATCCCCATCACGCCGGGTGTTGAGCGCACGTATCGAACCGTGAAATTCGCCATCACCGGCAATGGCATGACGCAGTGCTACGTGGGCGTGTACCGGATCAATGAGTCGCTGCAAATTCAGAAGGCCGTCGACCTCGGGAACGTCAAGGCACGGCTATCGGGCACCAGCCGCGTGCAAGCTCTGACAATTCCGTCGCCGGGATTGACGGTGCCCAAGGGCCACACCGCGTTCATCGGTGTGCTGCAGGTCGGCAACCCGCAGGGCCTCTACACCACACCGGCCATGCCGACCGTGCTGGAAGTCGTGCAGAACATCCCCCTGTTCTTCACCCAGGACGGCGGCACCGGCTACACCTCCCTGCCCACCCTGGTGGGCGGGCACGTGGAATTCACGCCGGTATGGGGCGCCCTGGGCGAGTCGACCAACTTGGCAGATCAATGGACCGAGTACTCACCCACCGGGGCGAACCTGCCCCTGTCCGTCTACGACATCCCCAGCGCCAGCACCGTGCTGTACCTGGCGGGCTGCGGTGGCGGTGGTGGGGGCGGCGGCGGTGACGGCGGCTGGAACAACCCCGGCGAGGGTGGCGGCGGCGGTTCCTGGAACTCGCTACGGCTGGAGCGCGGCGTCGACATCCCGGTGTCCGTCACTCAGATCACGGTGCAGTCCGAGCGTGTGGGTTCACCCACAGGTATTGGCGGCGAGCCCGGCAGCAAGGAGACCGACGGCAAGCCGGGCCACGACATCGTGTTCCGCAACGGCACCGACAACAGCGAAATTCTGCGCTGCGCTGGTGGCCGACTGGGGCGCCTGGCCTATGGCAGCTTCTACAACCGCGACTCGGTGGGCTACGGCCCCGGCGATCTTGGGTTCTCCGCGCGCCTGTTCAAGGGCGGGCAGAACACCCCGCCCAGCGCGTCGGTAGGTGCGGCCAACGGAGCCCCGGGCAACGGGCCCGGCGGCGGCGGCGCGGGCGGTGCCGGTGGTACCGGGGGCAGCGCCGGTACCGGCGGCTGGGGTGCCGCGGGGTACGCCGCGATCAAGGCGGTCTGATGCCCTGGTCCACCAATCCGTCTGCGCCCTCGGGGCAATCGAGTAGGTGGTCGACCAAGCCCGATCCGCCCTCGCCGCCATCCATGGGCAAGTGGGTCTGGATGCCACGGGTCACTGTCGCGGACTCGGCAGTCGGCGCCGATCTGGCCCATCTGCTGCGGGTGGCCCACACGGGCATCGATCAGGGTGTTAGCGCAGACCTCGCCGTCGCAGGAGTGGGCCTACGCGCCAGTGATGCCGGCCGGGGCGCCGACCTGGCGCGGGCGAAGCTGCGCGTGGCTGCACGAGACGCCGGGATAGGTGCCGACTCGGCCCGCTCCGGTGTGCGCGCCACTGATTCGGCCGTGGCCGCCGAGATGGCGCAGATGCTCCCCCGCGGGGCCGCCGTCGGTGCCGCCACGGCCGCCGATATCGCGGTGCTGTCGCGGGTTCGGCTTCCCTCCAGCGCCAGTCAAGCCATCGGGGCCGATACCGCCACCGCCCGGTTCAGTCCGCAACCGGCAGCGCTGACCGCGATCACCGCAGTCGGCACGACCGTGGTCCCGATCCCGGTGTGGTGCCGCTATCTCGATCTGGCGCTGGTCGGCGCTGGCGGCGGCGGTGCGAGCTCGGGCACGTTCTACCTACTCGGCGGCTTCCCCGGCAGCCCGGGAACCTGGGCCACCACCACTTTGGAGCGCGGCATCCACATTCCCTGGACCACAACAACCCTGACATTCGTCATCGGCGCAGGCGGCGCAAAGGGTAGCGGCGGTTTCGCCGGAACCGCGGGCGGCCCAGGTGCGGCAACCACCGCTATCGGCGACGGGTGGGCGGGCCTGTCCGCTGCTGGCGGCGCTGGTGGCCCGCAGCACCCCACCGGCATCAACGCCAACGACGGCCCCGGCCCGGGCGACAAGACCTACAACGGCGTGACCTACCCGGGTGGTGCCACGCAAACCTCCGATGGCGGAACGGGCTACGCGCCCGGCGGTGCCGGTGCCGGCGGTGCCAACTTCGGCGGCCCCGGCGGCGTCGGCGGCGTCGGCGGCGCCTGGTGCCGCGCATACCAGTAACCGCAGGAGGGATCACCCAAACATGGCCAACCCCAACGACATCGACAACTACTCATTCCGAATCCACTTCTACAGCAGACGCGAAACCTCCTATTTCGACATCTACATGAACGACGGCGCAATCGGACTGATCAACGGAAACTACTACCTCGACGCGGCCCCACACGACCCGAACGTCGGCGAATGCCTCCTGCAATACGTCCCCAAGCTCAACACCACCATCTGGGACTTTGACGACGGCAGCCTTCCGGCCAACACCGAGGGCTACCCCTGGTACCAGGTCAACGAAACCTACGTCATCACAGGCGATTACCAGCCCTTCGGTGGCCTGATGATCGAGGGCCAACTCGGATGCGCCTACCTGAAATCCGTCATCGCCCCCTACAGAGACCACCAATGGACGACCGAATCACCCCGCAACGTCGCGCTGGGATACACCCCGCGCATCAGCGGATGGACCACCTGGGAAACCCCGTAACCAACAGAAAGGCCCCCGCATGTCCGAATACCAAGCACCGCACCGACGCGCCTGCTGCGCCGCAATCACCGCACTCGGCAACCGAATCGGGCTATTCGCCGGTTCCACCCGGGTAGGCACCGCCTACGCCGACACCACCTGGGCCACCCCAGTCGATGTCACCGAATCCGGCATCGACAAGGCATCATCCACCGGCTCGCTGGTAACCATCTCGGTACCTGGCGGCACCGTGGCCAACGGCACGGTGATCAACCGGTACGGCGTGTTCAACGGCGCGACCCTGCTGCGCACCGAGGCACTACCGGTCTCCCTGACCGTCAACGACGGATCGCAGCCGTTACAAGTCGATGTCACACCAACATTCAAGTTCTGGGGGGTGTAGTCATGGCCCGCCAGCTTCTCAAGCACTCGGCCTTCTACTCCGCACTTGCCGCCATCTCATTCCGGCTGGGCTGGTGGGCATCCGACCGCCTGTCCTCCTACGCCCAAGAGATCGACCCCCGCATCGAAAGGAAGTACACCCGATGAGTTTCCGCACCGCATACGGCAATACGGTGTCCGAGAACGGTTGGCGTATGTGCAACCGGGACGAATGCGACATCGTACGCATCGACGAGCTGTACCTCGTCGATACCGCACCGCTGCGCAAGGGCGCCCCGCTGACCATCCTGGGCGCCTGGCTGTACTGGTATGACCGCAACGTCGAAGAGATCACCTCGCCCGTGTGGGGCTGGTCGGCCACAAACGATGTCGCCAACAGTAATCACCTGGCAGGCACCGCTGTTGACGTGATGGCACCCAAGTACCCCTGGCAGCGGTACACGATGGATGCCGCCACGCAGGCCAAGGTCCGCAAGGGCCTGGCGCTGTTCGAGGGCTCGGTGTTCTGGGGCCGCGACTGGTCGCGCCCCGACGAGATGCACTACCAGATGGCCTGGCCCGAGGGCGACAAGCGCAATGACGCGTTCGCCGCCAAGCTGCGCGCCGGATACCTCGGCATCTACGCGCCCGCGCAGCCCCCGGCGGTCGATCCTATTGTGCTACACCAGCAATTCGTCCAAGAAGCTCCCGACCGCAAGCTACTTGAATACATCGCCGAACAACTCGGGCCAGGACATCCTGACTGGGCATCGAAGGGTATGACGCTGCGCGACAAGGTGTGGTCCAAGTGATCCGCATCGGAGACTGCAATGAAACGGTCCGTCAGTGGCGGGCCGTGATGAACGACTGGTTTGGGCCGCTGTACACCCGGCTGCTGGGGCCGCTGCCCCGCGACACCGACGAGTTCGGGCCGCGCGCTGCCCTGTGGGCCGCCGAATATCAGCGCCGCACCGGCCAGATCCCCACCGGGCAGGTGTCCGATGATGACCTACGCGCGCTGGGCATTGCGCCCCCGGCCCCGCCCGCCAACCGCCACCTGGGCCTAATGTTCCGGGGCACCGGAGGAGTCATCGGCCAAGACTACGTATCTCGCGTCATGCAGGCCGTGGCCAACCTCGTTGAGGAAGTGCACCCCGAATTCGCCGCAACCATGGGCGGACTCCCGGTCGGCGCCGCGGGCAGCATCAACGACATTTCGATGGCCAAGGCCGTCGACATCGCCGTGGCCGACGCACAACGCATCTTCGCCGAGCGCTACCGCGCCAACCCCAACATCAAGGTTGTCATCGGCGGATACTCGGCCGGCGCGGTCGCGGGCGCCCGGTTCCGCGCGTGGCTGGCCGAGCACTACCCGGACAACTACCTGTGCTCATTCAGCTTTGGTGACCCCACCCGGCCCCACGGTGGCAGCTACTACGGCGGCCCAATCCTGGCGGGACAGGGTATTTCATCGTGGCGGTTCGGCGATGTCACTGACTACCGGCACTGCTGGCTCACCGACCCTGGCGACATGTACGGCAACATCCCCCTCGGGGTGGTCGGGGACATCATGGACGACTGTTTCGACATGGTGACCGCATTCCAGATCACTGACCCACTCGGGGCCGCTGGTGCCATCCTGCCCAAAATCCCCGAAATCGCCGCCAAGGCATTGGGTGTCGAGCTGCCCGCCATATTCGGCGCGCTCACTGGTGGCCCCAACGGTATCGCCGCGCTCGGCCTACCCATGGTGCTCGGCGGTCTACAGGGACTACTCGGCTGGGGCGATATCAACAAGCTCACCGGGCCCGCGGCCGCGGCGCAGGCCGCCTTGATCGCGCTGCGTTTCGTCACCACCAGCCCACCGACCGCCGCGCATATTCAATACGAATACCGCGAGGTCTGGCCCGGCCAAACCTATCTCGGCCTCGCCATCCAGCACGTGCGCGACTGGGCCAGCCGCACCCCCGCCATAGCCGCGTAGATCAGTCCGCCCCCGCGCGAGGAGAGCGCGCAGGGACTCCCCACACCGTAGCGTTCCCTATCCATGGCGCCATCGAAAAAACTCCCCCTGAACTGCCCAAACGCAGTTATCCACAACCCAACCGCCGAGAGGACCGTCATGCACATCACCATCCCGCCCTGGCTCAAGGACGCCGCCGTTGACGCTGCCGAGCGCGCTATCAAGACGTTCGCGGGTGGCTTCATCGTCGGCGCCAACCTGGCCGACGCCGCGGTGAATGCAGCCCTGACCGAGATCGATTGGCAGAGCGGTATCAATGTCGGCGCCGGGACGCTGGCGGTATCGCTCATCTTCTCTGCGGCATCGATCAAGCTGGGCCGATCCGGTACCGCCTCGGCCACCAAGGCGGTCGTACCGTCCAGCCTGTTCAAGCTCGTGGCGGGCAGCGGCCGGTGAGCCCCGACCAGATCCAAGCCGTCGGCGGCGCCATCGTCGCCATCCTGGGCGCCTGGCAAGCCCGCACCTCGCGCAAAGTCCGCGACCTGGAAGCTCAACTAGCCATCGTCGTAGGCCAGCGCGACCAATATCGTGACAAACTCCGCGCAGCCGTCCGACACATCCGCGAATGGATGGGCTGGGCGCGACAACACAGACCCGAAACGCCCACACCCGAACTACCAGCAGAGCTGGTCGACGAGGTGTAGAGAGCCCACACTGATTGCAGGCCAACGAAATAACGCCCCTCACCCCGACCCGGTGAGGGGCGCTATTCGTGTTTCTAGTGCACTAATCCAGCACGCGGGCCCGGCTTTGCGTTGTGCCGTTTCTGTCCACCACCGCATCGCAGGTGTAGGGACGCATCCCCGTGTAACCACCAAACGCGTTCTTGGCGTTGACATTGCCCGTCACCGTAAAGTAAATATCACCGCGGTCGGGCGAGTAGTCCAACTCGGGATCGCGACCACCTCCATGCGCCACGCCTTCACGGGCCACCTCATCGGCGAACTTCGCACTCTCAGGGTCACGCATGCGCTTCATGAGAGCGGACTGGCATGTCTCGATCGCGTACTTTTGCCTCACTTCAACGCTCACACCAACGTTTCCGGATTGGCCCGACAGCCCTATTGCGCACGCAGCCATGAACGCCAGCAGCCCGACAAATACCCCCAGACACACCCACAACGCTTTCGCCGGGACGCCCATCTCTCTCGCCATGGACGGCAGATTACAAGATCACGCCCAGGTCAGAAGTGGTAACGGCAATGCCCACTGACCGGGCCTAGTGCGGTACCTCATCGAGACCGTTCTCCCGCAACGTGGCGGTTACCGCCTCGACAACCCGCGCGGCAGGCCAGTCATCCGGCGCCGAAATCAGGGTGCCGCCAGCAAGTTTGGTCGCAGTCAGCCGGTCAACAAGATGGCTGACCGTACCGACCTCTGCGCTGATCCATGTTCGGTAGCCGACGCCGATCTTCCAGTTGCCACGGCGAGCGAGACGACGCACTGCGAGATCCGCGAATTCGGTGGTTGCAGGCTCCCACGTCTCGACCACCGCAGCGGTTACGGCGTCGGCATCCACGGACCGCAGCGCGTTCTCATGCGCTTCACGGAGCTCGACCGCCAGACGGCGGCGAGGTAGCCGCTGTCCGACTGCTGGGTGACCGGCTGCGATACGCACCAGGGGGGAAACACGGGGGCCTGCGCCCGAGATGGTGAAGGAGTAACCCTCACCGGGTAGCGCATCACCGATATCTTCCGAGGCCCCTACGAATTCACGAACAGGATGTTTGCGAACTATGTTGACCAGTTCGTCGGGGGAACCTTCCCACAGTTCCCAACCGTTGTCGGCCGCAAGCTGCCAGCTCGATACGTCGAACGCTGATTGCAACGAACGGAGCAGGCTGTCGGTGCGTGCGGCGATCCATTCGGGAGATTCGCCAGCTGCTACCCGGAGAGCGAGCAGCGACGGCCGCGATGCGCCCCAGACTGGGATTTGCACCTCGTTCACAGCTGCCACCTCACTCATGGTTTCGGAGTGTAGATGACCTCTACACCGTAGACACCGTTTGAATCGAACAGGTCACGAAGGGCCGCAGCGCCATAGGGGTCGGATACGTGCCATTCGAGTTTCGCACCTTGCGGGAGCGCACCGAGCTGTCGGTCAACTTGTTCGAGCGCCGACTCTGCCCGCCCCATCCAGTACGCGTTGTCCGGCGCGAACGCCAAGCCCCGAAAGCCGTCCTTGGCTTCAAGAAAGACCTCTTGCGGGCCGCGATAGGTGTGCCCGTCGAAGGAAACAGGGGCTCCCGTATCAAGGTCATGTTGCACCCATTCGGGCAGTGCTCCGCTGGGTGTTCGTTCAATTCCTCCGATTTGTTCTTGGTACGGCATCCAGTCTTTGTCGAAGTTGTGGTTTATGTGCTTCCAGCCTGGCTCGGTATCGCCCTTGTTCCATGTGGCCTCGGGGGTGCCAGGGGGCCAGCCGCCCGGGTGGTGCGGGTCTCCAGAGGCGTAGTGCTGGCCAGCTCCCGGGTCGAACTCGTGCGGCGTTGGCGGCTGATAAGGCGCAGGGGGCGTGTGATCGCCTACCGGAATGTTGTGCTCGGCCGCTGGCGGCACAGGGTGGTCCACGCCCGGCGCTGACGTGTAGTGGCCGGGAGTGGCGTCATCGAGTCCGTGGGTGAGGGCGCGTCCTTCGGTGCCGAGTAGTGCACCTTCGCCGCCCACGGGTGCCGTTGCGATGCCCGCGGCAATTTCTATGCCGTGCTTGCCGATGAAGGCTTTGGGGTTATCAATGCCGGATTTGACCTCATCGATAGCACCCTCGGCCCTGTCAATGCCACGTTCGACCTGGTGGACGGGATCGGGGTTGACCACATCCCACAGACCTTTTGCGACGCCGGTCCACGCCTCTTTCGCGTGGTCCCCACCGTTGATGCCCAACAGGTCATCCTTGGCGCGGCCAGCTTGATCCCACGACTCGGCGAAGGCCTCACCGCCAGTTTGCCGGACACGCTCAGGCGTACCGGGTTCAGGTGTTGCGACCATGGGGCGGTCCTGCTGAGCGCCCTTGATGGCCTCGGACAGCTTGGCCTCCACCTGATCGGGCGGGTACTGCGTGGCCAAGATGCTGCGGAACTTGTCGATGGCCGCTTTGCCCTGCGGGGTGTTGGGGTCCAGCTTGGGCGCGGGCACCGCGCGCGCATCCGGTGGAGTGGGAGGCTTGTCCAAAGGGCTTTTGGGCTCGTTAATACCCATCACGCCCAGGTTCCCGGTCAGACCGCCCAGCCTGCTCGGATCAACGGGCGGCTTGTCGCCAGGAGAGGGCGGACCGAGCACGGGCGCGTGTGGATCGGTGGCGGTAGCGGCTGCGGCCTGTGTGCCGGCCGGGTCGGCGGCCTTGGGGTACTGCTGTTTGTAGTCGATCGTCTCGGCTGCTGGTTGGCCTGGCGTGGCCTCGCGCAGGATCTTGCGCGCATCGACTAGGGCCGCTTTGGGGTTGATGCGGGAGAGCATTTTCTCGCGCGCGGCATCGGTCTGTGTCTTGAGTTCTTGGGTGGCCTTCTCCCACTTGGCGACATACTCGCGTAGTTCGCGCTCTGCGTCGGCCACGATCTGTTTGTTGCGGGCCACCGACTTTTCGCTTTCACCCTCGGCCGGGTGATAGGTCATCGTGAAGTCTTGGCTGACCGTGACGCCCTCGCGCAGCGCGTTGGTGACGATGTTCTGCCCGCTGGTCAACGGTGGCAAGACCTCGAACTCGATGGTGGCGCTGACGAGCTTGACAGCATCTTCGGTGGTGTCGTCGGCGTTATCGGTGCCCTTGCAGTCATCGGCGGCGGCTTCCTGGGCGGCGCCCGCGAATTGCCCAGACCAGTAGGTTCCGTTCGGGGTGGTGGCCCACCGTTTGTAGTCGTCGTAGGTGGCTTTCAACGCCGCCGTGCGCGGCCGCAAACTGTCCACCACCGCCATATAGTCGTTGGCCTTCTTGGCCATGAACTCATCGAGGGTCGTCACGGCTGGAGCCTCATGCGCGTTGCGGCGGCTGGTAGATGCTCGGCAACTTGTAGTACCCGGCGTGCAGCTGCTCGGTGGTCAAGAAGCCCTTGTGTGCCTCGTCGTACACATCGCTGATCGCCTCCAGCCGAGCGGCGGCGATGCGCTCCACATCCGATATCGCTTTCGAGAAAGCCTCAAGCGCCGCCAAACCCGGATCCGCCCCAGGGGTCACATGGTCTGCCGGGATACGCCCCCGGATCTGCCTGGCACTCTCGCGCAGATGCGGACCAATCTTGGCCATCGCGTCAAGGTCGGCCTGCAACACCTTATCGTCGCTCACACCTGCCCCCTTGCCCGATCTGGTTACGGGGCACACTACAACAGCAGTAGCCAACGTGGGCAACAAGCGAGCAGCAATCCGTCAATCGTCATCCGGCACGGCGCGCAGGCCGCGGCGTGGGGATCGTGCTTGTAGATCCCGAACTGCCCCGGCGAAGCTGTCAGCCATCCTGCGCACGTAATCGTCGTTAATGTACATTTTGGCGGATTGCCGCCCGATGCCCATAAATTCGGCGGTCATGTCGAGCTTGCCGGATATATGCACGCGCGCCATTTCCTCGGTCATGACCAAGGCATGCCGCTCGGCGAGATACTGCACGAGCAACTGGGCGCGTTCGTTCATCCAGGGTGACCGGCGGACAGGCATAGCAGCGACGATAGGCGCAGACGCCGTGCCCGTTCGCCGGTCAACCCGGATGCGTCACCTAGTTGTGACTGCGCTGTTCCATTCCCGATGCAGATGCCGAGTCGCCACGAGGGCAGAGCCGGGACGCCAGCGCATCCACAGAAGCCGCCCCGCGCCTGGTCGAATACGCCAGATACCGCATCGTGGTCGCGAGACTTTCGTGGCCCAACGCTTCCTGGATATCGCGGATGTCTGCGCCCATGTCGGCTAGCGAGGTAGCGAATCGGTGGCGCAATGTGTGCAGCGTGTACGGCAGTCCCAGTCCAGCAAGATATTCAGATCCTGTGATCGAGACGTAGTGCGGTGTAGCTGGGGTGCCCTTGGGTCTGTAGAACATGGGGCCCGAGTGACGCATGTGGACTGACAACCGTTGCAGGATCTCAGGCGCCACCCTGACCACTCGCTGTTTCTCGCCCTTGCCGTAGACGGTGAGGAATGCACCTCCACTTTCATCGGGGCGAAAGTCATTGCGTGAGGTCTGCGCGATCTCCCCAGCGCGCAGGCCGCAATATCCGGCCAGTAGTAGCCATGCATGGATGTCGGAGGTGATGGCTGCCCCGCTGAGGGCGATTCGTAGGTGGTCCTCGGGGATGGGGCGGGCCATGCGGCGTCGAATCTTGGGTTGCACCAAGTCTTTCGCCACATATTCGCTCGTGCGGCCACATTGGTAGGCCCACTGATAGAAGGTGCAAACGTGCGAGGTGTAGGTCTGGATGCTCGACGGACACACCCGCAACGAGCCCTGCCAGGCTTCAAGCTGCCCGGGGGCAGCCTCCAGCAAAGATGTGTCCCCTAGCCAGTTAGCTAATCTAGCAATCTGCCCGAGGCGATGCTCAATCGTTTTAGCTGTGTAGTTCTTGAGCTTGAGATATTGAGCAAATTCTGAGACGGTCGTATCGTTGTTCACAAGGGACATAAGTACAGCCCGTCCTTTCACTTAGAAACCGGATGCCGGGAGTTGTTGCAGGACAGAAACCCCGCCGATGCGAACCGGTGACTAGCGACCCCCAACCGCCCTCCATCAGCGGGTTTACAAATTCGCGAACCATACTTTCGAATAAGGTAAGCGTCCCCGTAGGTGTCCGAGACAGGCTTAATGCCCGTTGTTACGTACACGAATGAAATATCAACCTTGGCGCACAATTCGTCTAACTCGTTTACGTCCCAAGGTGTTTCACCCGCCATGCGACGCCAAATCCTGGGCTGAGATGTACCCATTCGGCGTGCAACCTCAGATACAGACAGCCCCTTCCGGGCAAACTCCTGTCGCAACCGGACAGTGATCGCCTGCGACTTGCTATCCCCCTCGTCGGCGTCCACCAACATCAAAGTAGTCATGTCAAATACTTTACACGCTGAGCGGATGAATACCTAGTCAGATCGTGTTCACATCGCGCTACGCATCGAATATGTGCCGCGTGTCGGGGTTGCGCATCTATACGGACAGCGTATAGAACTACACGCATGTCATTAGACCCAATAAGCCAGCGGGTTGCGGGGAACGTACGAGCTGAGATGGCACGAGCGGGAGAGTCGCAATCCTCCCTCTCTCCCAAGATCCTGCTCTCCCAAGCCGCCCTTTCTCGGCGACTATGCGGGTTCACCTCCTTTACGGTCGATGAACTCGCCAGGATCGCGGAAGCTCTCAAGGTCCCCATCGGGACCCTGCTCGCCGAGGCATCCAAGGCGGTGGCCTCGTGAGCGCATTGATGACGGCATCCCCGTTTGACGCCATCCGACACCTGACCGACGGAGGCCGCGAGTACTGGTCGGCACGCGATCTCATGCCGCTGCTCGGATACGAGAAGTGGGAGCGGTTCGCCGACGCCATCAACCGCGCCAAGAGCGCTGCACGCAACGCCGGGTACGACCCTGCGACGCAATTTCCCGGCGCCGGGAAATTGGTCTCCACCGGCAATGGAGCGCAGCGAGCGGTCGAGGACTACCACCTCTCCCGGTACGCCTGCTATCTCGTCGCACTCAATGGCGATCCACGCAAGCCTGAAATCGCAGCCGCGCAGACATACTTCGTCATCAAGACCCGTGAGGCCGAGACCGCCACGGCCGCGCCCGCGCTCACAGGCACCGACCTACTCGCCGCCGCGGTGCTCGAAGCTCAGCGGATGATCGAGGCGAAGGACGCTCGGATCGCAGAGCTTTCGCCCAAGGCCGACCTGGCGGACACCTACCTCACTGCACAAGGCGGGTCCCGGCTGATCCGGGAGGCGGGCAAGCTGCTCGGCATGCGCGAGCGCGAGTTTCGCCAGTGGCTCTTGGATGAGCGGCTGATCTTCGCCAAACACGCTCCGTGTGGCGCGGTGCAGTACGACCACTACGCGCAGTTCACGCACTACTTCCAAGCGCACGAGCACGTCGTCGCGCACTCATGGGGCAGCTGTGCCCACTACACCTTGCGCATTCTGCCGCGAGGGATGGAACTCATCACCGCACGCTTGGGCCGAATCCCCACGTAATCGCAAGTCCCACAACTGAATAAGTAAAGACGCTGGCGGTCCCGTCGCCAAACAGAAACCGCCAGCGTCCCCTACCAACCAATCCTACTGAGAGGACTTGGCATGCCCCAACATATCCGCAGGCGGTCGCACGGGCGCCGCCGACCCCGGCTGAGCAGCTACGACGCGATCACCGTCATGCTGGCTGCTATCGCGGTGCTCGCCGCGATGCTGCTGGCATCACCGGACTCGCACGCCGACCCGGTAACCGATGACTTCGTGACGACGAGCGGCTGGCGCGTGTGCAACGAGCTGGACGCGCAGCCCAATTTCGACGGCATCCGGTACTCATACCGGGCACTGTCAGCGCGCGGCTACAGCCTCGATCAGTCGGCCCAGATCATCGTGGGATCGGTGAAGGTGTGGTGCAAACGCCATGCGCCACTGCTCAAGTCATACGCCGACACCTATGCTTCAGCGCCGCAGCAGAGCCAGGGGCGTGCGGCATGACCATCACCTTTGACCCCAACCCGACGTTCGACGAACTCATGGCCGCGTTCGACAAGGCCGAGCAGAAGTGCTCCCCCAACGTCGCCAACAACGTCTTGGACCTGCAAATCGCTGACCTGTTCGAGAGATTGGGCAATCGCGGTATCGCCGTCCTGGTCGCCAATCAGAAGGCGTGGCGCGAGTCCGTCAAGGAGTCGGGCACAGACCCGCAATGCGCCTGGACCGCCGACGCTACCGCCGAGGTCGTGCTCGTCGAGTTTTTCACCGATCGCGACAACCGGGACAAGGCCAGCGCCGTAATTCGTGCATCGGAGGTGAGCTGGTGACGACTCACTACCTCAAGATCGAAAGTTATTGGCACGACCTGCTCTACGACGGCATCAAGACGTACGAGGTGCGCCGTGCTGATCGCGATTACCAAAAGGGCGATCGCGTTCTGTTCAAGGTGGGACCGTCCGAGGCCCTCTCGTACGCGGCGTGGACCATCACCCACGTCATGTACCAGGCCCCGTGGGTGGCCGATGGCTACGTGATTCTCTCGCTGGAGCATCCACACAAGACGCGACGCGAGAAGGAGTACGAAGCGCGCGGTCGAAGCATCGAGGAATATCGCCGCTCCAATGCCGCACTGCGCGGGGTGATTACGCGTCTGCGCAATCAGCTGAGTGATGCGAATGCCAGACGGCAGTGGACGACCGAATGAGCGAGCCCACGCGCGACCCGCGCGAAGAGAAGCTACCCCAGTGGGCGCGAAAGCTGTTGGCCGATGAGCGATACCGCGCCAGCCGTGCCGAGCACAGGCTCGCCGAGCACGTCGCCAAAATCGCGAAGTCGCGAATCCGATACGGGGGCTACGACAATCCGATCTACATCCCCGACGACAACGGGTATCAGACAGTGTACTTCTACCCCAATGGGGGCGACAGCACGTTCCAGCAAATCGCCGTCACGATCCGCGACGGCGCTATCGAGATTCAGGGCGGCGACACGCTGACGATCGAACTGCAAGCGAGCAACACCTTTCGCGCTCGCCTCCGGGGTGACTCATGACCGTTATGACGATCGACGTTGACGAGAGCTACGAAACGAACATGCGCGTCCTCAAGGGCGTGCTGTACCGCCTCGTCGAGGCTGTCCACGACACAGACCCCCATCAGGTGCATAGCGAGCTGGTCTCAATGTGGTTGCGCCACCCCGTCAAAGCCGCACAGCTGATGATGGCGCTTGCCATCGGTTTCGACCCAGACACGGTGACAACCAAGCTGCTCGACCGGCGCGCCGAGGAAATCGCGGGCATTACAACGCTCCCCCACAAAGGAATTGAGGTCCAACCATGCAGAGCATGAAGACACATCCAGAGGCCGCCTTGGGCGATTGCCCCGCACGGTTCGACAACTACGTGTGCACCCGCGACGCGGGCCACGACGGCAGTCACATGGCCAACGCGTTCGTTGAAGTGGTTGCGATCTGGGACAACGAACTAGCTTGGCGTGCAGACGATGCCCAGGGCTGTTGGGTCCAGCGCAAGGGCAGCGAGTGGGTCGAGGCTGACGCATGAGCGAATGCATCATCCAGGCTGAAATCCCCACCGCTGACGGCCTATACAGCGGTATTCCTGATGAGGTCTACCACGCCGACCGCACCAGCTTGTCGTCGTCAGGTGCTCGTGCACTGCTGGCGCCATCCTCGCCCGAGATCTTCCACCACCAGCAACGGCAACCGCCAGAACCCAAGCCGCAATACGACTTCGGGCACGTAGCCCACAAGTTCGTGCTGGGCGAAGGCGCCGATATCTGCGAGCTAGATCCGGCCGTTCACGGGCTGAACAAGGATGGCTCCCCCGCCAAGTCACCCACCGCCACCGCGATGTGGCAGCAAGCGTCCGAGGAAGCACGCCAGCGCGGCCAGATCCCGATGCACATCGCCGAGGTGGCCAAGGCCAAAGCGATGGCGGCCAGGGTTCACGAGCACCCGCTCGCCGGGCCGCTACTGACCGACGGGACACCGGAGCTGTCCGGGTATTGGCACGATCGGGAGACGGGCGTGCGCCTGCGATTCCGGCCCGACTGGCTGCCTAACCCCGGCCGGGGACGGCTGATCGTCGTCGACTACAAGACCAGCTCCAGCGCCTACCCGGGCCACTTCGCCAGGGCCGCAGCCGAATACGGCTACCACCAGCAGGCGCCGTGGTATCTGGACGGTCTGGCCGCGTGCGAGATCGCCGATGACGCCGCGTTCCTGTTCGTCGTGCAGTCCAAGACGGCGCCCTATCCGATCACCGTGGTCGAGCTCAAGCCCGAGGACATCGACCTCGGTCGGCGCCGCAACCGCAAGGCCATCGACCTGTACGCCCAATGCGTCGCCGATGACCACTGGCCCGGCTACGGCGACCACGTGCACTCGGTATCGCTCCCCAGTTACGCCACCTACCAGCAAGAAGGAGAACTCGATCAGTGACCGTCACCCCCTACCAGCCCATCTCGCCCGCACCGCGTACGGCAGTCAGCCAGGCCACCTCAGTCGAACAGTCGCGCGCCGTCGCCGAGGTCCAATCCGCCGTCATCGTGGCCCAGCAGATCCCGCGTGACATGCAGCGGGCCGAAGCGGAGATGCGCGATACGTGCAATCGATCCGCGATGGCGAAACAGGCCTTCTACCAAGTGCCGAACCGAGGCAACGGCGCATCGGTGCACCTCATGCGCGAACTCGCGCGGGTCTGGGGCAACGTGCAGTACGGCGTCAACGAACTGCACCGCGACGACTCCCGGGGCGAGTCGGAGGTTCAGGCGTGGGCGTGGGATGTGCAGACCAACACCCGCTCTACGCGCACCTTCATCGTCCCCCATGCCCGCATGTCAAAGGGGCGCCGCCAAGAACTCACCGACCTCGGTGACATCACGAACAACAACAACAATGCGGGCGCTCGCGCGGTCCGTGAGTGCATCAACGCCATCTTGCCCAAGTGGTTCACCGAAGCGGCACAGGACATCTGCAAGGCCACGCTGGAGAACGGCGAGGGCGTGCCCTTGCCCAAGCGCATCGAGGACATGATCGCCGGATTCCGCGCCATCGGCGTCTCCCAGGCGCAATTGGAGACCAAGATCGGCAAGAAGCGCGGCGCCTGGGATGCGGGCGATGTCGCACAGATGGGCATCACCTACACCTCGATCACCCGCGACGGCTACGACAAAGCCGAGATGTTCCCGCCGGTCGCAGGAGTGACAACCGACGAGATCAAGGCCAAGGCCCCGGACAAACCGAAGACCGAAGCGGCACCAGCTCCCGAGCAGGCACCAAGCCCCGAGAAGGTCGAGGAAGCACCTGAGGCCAACCCCGCTGAATACAACTCGCGCGGTGAGTTTCTGGCCACCAAAAAGACCATCGGCACCATCCGTGGCCTGCTCGGCAACGCGGGCTATTCCCTGCGCGGCGATGCGGCCACCGTCAAAACGCTCACCTATCTGGCCACTGTCGTCGGCCGCGAAATCGCCGATATCAACGACCTATCCGAAGCCGAGGCAGAGGTAGTGACCGACGTTCTGAACCAACCCACCACAACAGAAGGGAATGAATAACCATGTCCGACAACGACACCGAGAAGAAAGAGGAAGGCACCGAACTCGCGCCCGGCGACATCACCGAGTTCATCGTCGTCTTCACCCAACTCAACAAGGGCCGCACGCAGGTCGAAGCAACCAAGGCGCTGCATGAATGCGTCGAGGCCGCGATGGCCACAGGCAAGAAGACCGGCACCGTCACGATCAAGATCAAGGTCGAGCCGCTGGAGTCCGGCGCAGTCAGCCTCGTACCCGATGTCACCAGCAACCCCGCCAAGGACCCGGCCGGGACGATCTTCTTCGCCGACGGCGAGGGCGGCCTATCCCGCGACAACGCCAGCATGCACTACGGCCTCAGGTAACCCAACCCACCCGAAGGAGTAACACCCATGTCCGACAACACCATTGCACTACCCAAGCACGACGCCGATCTGATCGACGAGCCCGACGCCGACACCCCGCTGTACCTCGTCACCGCCAACGGCGAGAACGGGCTCCAGACCGAGGTTGTCGACGTACGGGGCAAGGTACCCGCCGCATTCCCGCCGCGCGCACCTGAGCGCCGAACCGTCACCGACACAGCCTCATTCCTTGCCGAGGTCACGCGCCGGCCACTACTCCAAGGCCTCTCGACCGTCTGGGGCAACCGCGACAAGGGACAGGTCAGCGTCATCTACAACGAACTCGGCACGGACGCGACGGCGGACTACACCCGCCGAAACGATCTGCTCACTCTTCAGTTCGTCGCGGACCCGGACTGGGCGACCCTATTCAAGGCCGCTGACGGCGAGTACCACGGCCAGGAGAAGTTTGGCGATTTAATCGAGCAGGCCGGACACCTGATCACCAGCCATCCGGCCGCCGAGGTCGTTGAAATCGTCGACAGCATCCAGTCATCCAGCAATGGGTCATTCAAGTCTCAGATCAAGCGCGACACCGGAAGTCAGCACCTCACCTACAGCGAGGAAGTCACCGCATCGGCGGGCACCGCCACCCGGCCACTTGAAGTACCGCGAGAGATCACGCTCGCTGCGCGGCCGTTCGAGGACTACCCGCTGATCGAGGTGACGTGCTGGCTGCGCCTGCGCGTGAGCCAGGGGCAGCTGTTCCTGGGGTTGTTCCCCAAGCCGTATGAGCACTTGGTGCGCGATGCCTGGACGCAGAAGACCGGCGAGTTGTCCGAAGCACTCGGGGTGCCCGTCTACGCCGCCAACCTCGGCAAGTAAGCGGACCAACGATGCCAGTATCCATGTGGTTCTTCCTGATCTTGGTCGTCATCGCCGTGATCGCGGTGATTGTCGGGCTGTTCATGCAGCGCGGCAACGACAAACGAGTCTGTTTCGGCAGCGCGGGTGTGGCATTCCTGTTCGCGCTGGTTTTCCTGGTGTTCGCCTCGACCACTGTGGTCGGCACTCGCCAGATCGGTATCGAGACGACGTTCAGCCGTCCGACCGGCACCACGCTGACCAACGGTCTGCACCTCAAGGCGCCATGGACGGAGGTCACCGAGATGGATGGCGCCGTGCAGATCGACCAGCACACAGGCGATCACCGAATCAAGGTACGACTGGGCAACAGCTCCACCGCGGACGCCGATGTCTCGGTGCGCTGGCAGATCAAGCCGGACGCCACGCCCGATCTGTTCGTGCAGTACAAGACGTTCGACAACGTGCGGTCCAACCTGGTCACCCGGAATCTGCAAGTCGCGCTCAATGAGGTGTTCGCCTCATTCGATCCGTTGGCGCCGCAGAACCTCGACCGCTCGCCGCTGCCCGAACTCTCGGAGAAGGCGAAGGTGATCCTGGCCGCCAAGGTCGGCGATCAAGTCGAAATCTTGGACGTGGCAGTGCCGACCATCGACTACGACGACGGCACCGAGCAGAAGATCAACCAGCTCAACCAGGAACGCGCCGCGACGGCTGTGGCCGAGCAGGCCAAGAAAACGGCCGTGGAGCAGGCCAAGGCCAACGGCGAGCTGGCGGGCTCGGTCTCACATGACCCCAACGTCCTGGTCTCCAAGTGCCTGGACATCGCCCGTGAGAAGGGCCTGGCGCTGCTGTGCTGGCCCACCCCCGTCATGCCCACCATCCCCACCAAGTAGAGGAGACCTGATGTCCCGCAACCTCATCGTCGTAGACCTGGAAACAACCGGCCTCGGCCCGCAGTGCGCGCCGATCGAGGTTGCGGCCATCAACGTCGACACCGGAGAAACACTCGAATTCGTGCCGTACGTCGACCTGTCCA